TTGCCGCTCACGTTGCCTGTGACGTTGCCTGTTAAATTTCCTGTGACGTTGCCTGTGAGTGCTCCGTATATGTTTACAAAACGCCCTTCAGCCCAGCGATTGCCCGCTGCACCTATGTCACGTAAATTGTCTGCATCTGGAGTTACGTCGGTAGTAATGCCTGAAAATGCTACAGAGCCAGTGTCTACGGCTGTGCCGCCCACTGTTGAACCATCACCCACAAATAATTGTTTGGTATCTGTGGTGTAAATCAGTTCTCCCTGTAATGGAGTGATCAACAGTCTTTGTGCGTTTGTGCCACGTCTAATTCTCAATGCCATATGCTGTGTTGCTCCTTGTGTGTATTACTGTGTATTTATATCTACAATTGGGTTTATGGCCTTGAACATTTTACTTTTTAAAGAACTTTTTAGTGTGTTTTTCAATGTCTTTTTTGACCTTTTCTGTGTCCAGTCTAAAATCCACATTTTTGATGCTGTCTGTGTAGGTCTTAAACAGCTCATTTAATGTCTGTTCTAGATTGCTGTTGGTGAGTTTTTTGGTGTTGTTTTTGACTTTGATGTCCCACTTTTTGCCATCTTTGAAAGTGACCTTGATGGCCAGCAGGTACTGTATGGGTATGGCCCGCACAGTGACATCACTGAACACTTCGGGCCAATGATCCACCACATTTTTGGGCAAATTTTTCTTGCCAAATATCACCATATTGTGCATCTATTCGGTGGATTTGTTTTTGAGTTCGTCTGCTTGTTTTCTCAATCGTGCTGCTTCTTTGTACAATCTGTCTGCATCACTTCTTAATTTTGCAGCCAATTGTTCATCGGTCAACACAGTCTCATTTCTCACAGATTCCATCACTGGATTCACTATCTGTCGGGCCTGTGTGTTCACTGGTTGTTCATCACTGGGTGTGATGGCCAATTCAGCAATCTTCAAACCTTTTTGCTGTGCTATGGCAGCATTCAATGCATCCAAACTGATGGTGGTGGATTTGTTGGGAGTCATTTCTATCTCGTTGGCTTTGACTTTCTTCATCAATCCTTTCACATGGAATCTAGCCAGCATGATGGAACCATCACCCAACTGAGTGCGGGCCATGGCTTCTGCTAATTCATATGAAGTTTGACTGGCAGCACTGTGGATCAAATCCATCAGTCTTATGTGCTCATCTGATTCTAAATTGCTGGTGGGTACCACCAATGCATGTTCAGGATCGCTGGGCAATACTCTATACACCACTCCCACTACTTCTTTGGTGTCTTTGAATCTGCCCAAATGTTTCACTTCGCTCATTACTTTTTATCTCCAGTCACGGGTGCTGCTGGTTTGGCAGCTGGTGCGGCTGTGGCTTGAGCGGCTTGTTGTTGAGCTTGAATGGCATTTAAAAATGCTTCCAGTTTGTTGTATGTGGTGCCCACTGCTTGCATTTCGCCTGCTTTGAATGCACCTCTTTGTGATGCCACATCAATGATGGCTTTGATTGTGTTTAAATCCTGCACAGTGAGATCACCTGATTTATTGTCAGGAGCTCCAGCAGGAGTGGCAGCTTTGGCCTGTTCAGGCGTGGCTGCAGTTTTTGTTTGTTCGTTCATTATGGTTTCTCCTTTGTATATACAGCAGTTATTTAACTGTTGATGATATAAGGGCAACCTAAAGTGAATAGAGTGAGTTCTTTGGCGTCTTCAAAACCAATTTTGATGGCATACTCCACTTTTTTATCCTGGGAGTTCTGTACCATTTTTGCTGTGTAGAATCTGCCTTTGAGGTGTATGCGAATCCAATCATCCAATTTGTCCTGCACACCATAATCAAATCGGATCTGCATGTAGGTGAAATGTGGCAAAGGCTTGACCACTTTTCTAATACCAAAAAAATTTAGAGCATTGGGCTCACCATTTTTTTGCAACATCAGTCCTCGTATTTGGTAGTGATACCGAATGGTGCTTCGATTCTATCGTTGTGGTTGTCGTGAATCACAAACACTGTGTCACAGTAATCAGGATCACCCCAGCTGTCGTAGGTATATCCATCTGTGAACATGATTAATCTTTTGGGCACAATGTCATTTGCCTTCATGTATTCCCAATTGCACATAAAGTCTGTGCCACCACCACCTGTGATGCTGTACTGACTGATGTCACCATCATTGGGACCATAATCTTGTTCATTGTACACTTCTGTGTCAAAAGTCCACACTTTTATCTTGTAATCTTTGTATTGATCCATGATGGATTTGATTTCGCTCAAAAACACAGTCAATTGTTTTTCACTGATGGATCCACTGGCATCAATGGCCACAGCAATGTCTATGGTTTGTTCAAACTGCGAACCTGGCAGCACCACACCTGAATGCCATCCTTTGCGGCTGGGTCTCATAAAACTGTAATCACTTTTGATGGTGCTTTGAATTTGTGTTTGTAATATTTCTCTCCAATTCATTTTGGGATTGGTCATGCTCTGCACAATTCTTTCCACTTCTTTGGGTAGGTTTCCTGCACCTGCTGCCTGAGCTGATTGCAGTATGGAATCTTTGATTTCGTCTCTTATTTTTCTCAATTCTTCTTTGCTGAATGCGGGCTTTTTTTGTTTGCCTTTGTCTTTGTCATCTTTGCTGGGTCCTTGGCCATTGTCATCACCCCAATCCAAATGTTCATCCAACAGTTGACCTAATTTTTGCAATTGTTTTTCGTCATATTTTTTATAAATTTCATCATACACTTTTTCTGAACTCCAACCTTCATATTTGAAGTCTTGGAATATGGGTATGTCTTTGGGTTTTTCACCAATGTTGTCTCTCACCAATGTGTTGTTCACAATGTAGTCACAGGCCACATTGTAGATCTGTCTATCTCTTTGTTCAGTTCTGCCAATGTGGTCAAACACACAGTGCAGTATTTCATGTGCTATCACAAATTCAATTTCTCTTGAAGAAAGTTTACTGAAAAACTTGGTGTTGTAATAAAGATTTCTGCCATCAGTGGCTGCTGTGGGACACCATTCATCACACTCTTGAATGCCCAATCTAGTGGCCATGTTGCCAAAGAAAGGATGTCTCAACAACAGTCCCACTCTGGCCACAATAATTTTATCCAACACTTCTTGTTGTAGTTTGTTTAATTTTTCTTGTTGTTTTGTGTTCATAATCATTTAATGAAATTAGGGCACCCTTAAAGGGTGCCCCAATATGGTTACTCTTTTGGAGTAACCTTTTGTGCGGCAATCACATACTTGCCGTACTTCTCATGGAACTCATCGAAACATTTGATACTGTCTGGATCAATTGGCAACTGATACTGTGTGAGTGCAAGTTTAATGCCCATCACCACTATTTCAGTGTCGAAGTTATCCATAGAAAATCTAAGAAACTTATTGACCTTGTCATTAAACTTCTTATCTTTCTTATCACATGCGTCTTTCAGTTCGTAGCAAAGGGAGACCGTCAAGGAATACATGGCACTGATTTCTTTGGTCTTCATTTTTTCTACCTTCCCTGACAGGATGTCAGATGGATTTGGTAGGTCCTTAGCTACTTTCCTATGAGCCATGAATTTTACTGCGAGCCCTTCACCCACAGCACCGCTTACTAGGTCGGCTGTGGTACTTTCGTCTATTTCGTCACCAAGTAATTCGCTGACGAATGTCCAAGATCTAGGAGTTGCAAATGATCTGCCTGAACTCTTGGGCTCAAAATCGTATAAATCTTTTTTGCTGAATGTCAAAAATCCCACCACATCTTTGTGTATGTTGTGTTGCACAGCCCATTGAAACCAATCCTCAAAATCCACTTTCATTTCAATGTGTATGAATCTATTGGCCAGCGGTGCAGGCATTCTGTATGTGATACCTCTGTCCGCTTCTCTATTACCAGCGGCAATAATCACCACATTGTCAGGCAGTTTGTATGTGCCCACTCTTCTATTGAGAATCAATTGATATGCTGCCGCTTGTACTGATGGAGCGGCTGAATTCATTTCATCCAAAAATAGTATAATTTTTTTATGATTTTTAGACATTGCTTCTGTAGGCAGTTCACTGGGAGAGGCCCAAATCATATTGTTTTCTTTTGCATTATAATAGGGAATTCCTTTGATATCTGTGGGTTCCCATAAACTTAATCTGATATCAATCACTTTGGCATCTATGCTGTCTGCAATCTGATGCACTATATCGGATTTACCAATACCAGGTGCTCCCCATAAAAATATAGGACGTTGTTTGTTGATTGCGTGTGTGATGCTTCTCTTTGCGTTGTTGGGACTAATCTGCCTTACTGCTAGACTGTCTTTGTCTGACTTTGCCATAATGTACTCCTTTTTTTAGTTTGTTTCAGTGCCTTATTGTTATTACATAATAGCATCTGAAGAATAATAAGTCAAACTTTTTTGAAAGAAAAAAGTGTTCAGATTCAACAGTTTAAAAACACTTGTAAATTGTGGATAATTTAAGATTCTAATGGTCTAGCCATGGCTTTGATCAAACCATATTTGCGTATGTCACCTGAAAATAAGTGAAGTTCCATGGCCTTTTTCTCATTGGTCACAATGATGCCATCAGCGGCCAAATAGTATGGACAGTCTATAAACTTGTCTAAAAATATCAACACCTGTGTGGTGATGGTGAATTCCTGTGGAAAAGGCACATCATAGGTGTGCAGTTGCAGGCGATCCTGCACAAACTTCAAACCTTCTTCAGTGAGCCTCAATCCTCCTTCATCTTTCACACGGCTGTTGCGCCACCAAACGGGTAGGTATTCCTTTATGGTAGTTTCCGTGATGCTTATGTTGGCCTGCTGGAGGAATATTTTAGTGTAGGTGGTTTTCCAGTCCATTATTTTTCGGTGACTGTTTCACCTTGTGTGAGTTTGATCACTGTGAAATCCTGCACATTGAAAAGAGTGTTGAGTTTCTTGGCAAGATTGAATGCATGTCCTGGATTGGAAAAAGAAACCTTCTTGTATTTGGGACCAGGATAATTGGTGGTCATGTTGGATGATTTAAGATTGAATGGTTTGTTCTTGTAAAACACTGCCCAGATGGCTTCTGCATCCAAAACTTGTTCGGATTTGTAGTCTTTTTTATTAACGTTCTCCAAAAGAACTGTGGGCTTGGGTCTACTCATGTTTTCCTTGTGAACTGAGTTAAGCACGTATATTTATGTCTTTTGGTAAGATATTTTTTTGGTACAGTGGTGCGGACACCACAAAATTTATGCTAAAACAAGGTGTATAGCAGCACACACACCAGTGCAATTGTAGACATCAAACTGATGCCAAGCAAGGGAAAAAACGCCTTTAATTTGAATCTAATCCACATGTTTTCGCCCTCTTCTTGGAAGTATTCAGGAGCAGTCATGTAAGGATTAAAATGATTGTTGGGTAGATTGGTACTGGCTATCTGCTCTATTTCTTTGTCAGTAATGCTCACAGTTTGCCCCCATCCATCTGTATCTGTATGGTTTCTTCTTTGTCTTTTTTGGTCAACAGTTCTTCATAATTGCCTGCCAATCTACTCATCACAATGCCCAGTGTGTAAGCCACATTTTTGGCAGTGGTGATATCGATTCGCACTTCTTTTTGGTTGCTTTGATCAGCCACTTTGATCTGTTGTATCAATTGTTGCAAAGGTGCTGTGTTGATGGGTGCATTACTCATTTGAGGTGTGTCCTTCCTGTTTGTTGGCACTGCTGAGTTCTTGTTTCATTTCCAGCAATGTTTTGAATGGTCCTTTGTTGGGATATCTGTCTATGGTGAGCAGTTTGGGACAGAAACTTTTGACCCACCCTTTTTCAAATTTAATAATGTAATATCCAGCACAATACAGTGATTTGGATTTTTTACTTTTGGTGAACAATGGCAATTTCTTCTGCACGTCAAACACTGGATTACAAGGTTCAAATTTAGTGGGATATCCATACACTGTGTTGATGTCTGCAATGGATTCTTGAGTAACAGTCACAGTGGTATTACCCCACAACCAATCACCTTGGAATTCTTGTCGCAATTGTTGTTCAGTGTCAAACATTTTTGTACCAGTGGCACAACTGAACATATATCTGTGATCTTCTTGACGACACAGTGTGCCCAACTTGATACCTTCAGATTCCAGTATCCAAAATTTGCCGTCCAATATGGGTTTAGCAATCACTGTCATGCTGTGACCTCCTCTTTAATTTTATATTTGGCATTCAATGGTTCTGCATAACTCTGTGCTTGGTCCACAATTCTTTGCATGTCCCATTTGGCACAAAATTTAATCAATTTGATTCCCACTTGTTCTATTGCTTTGGGTTGGGCTGCTTCTGCCACAGTTTGGGCCATAATTTGTTTTATTTCATCTGGTTGTGCTCGTAAATCACACAGTATCACGTTCCTATTGTAATCATCCAATACTCTGTGTTCCACACCTTCGTGATCCATCCAGCGCTGCAACATCATATTGTTCCAGTTGAATCCTTTATTTTTTCTATCTTCATATGCTTCACGCAATCCCACTTTGGTCTTGGTTCCTTTGGTTCTTACTCCTGGAAATGCAGAAAATATATTGTCTGTGCTGTCACCTCTCACACATTTTTCAAACAAT